GCCCCTTCCAGGCGGTTTGCTAGGACCCGTGAAGGCTCGTTAAGAGCGGAACAGGATCCTGGTAGGTAACAACCAACCCTTCAAGGGTTGTTTGCCTCCTATACCGTCGCGCGTTTTCGCGCTCAATGACGTCGTAAGCTGAGCCGTTGGATAGCTTATCCGGCAGCCCGAACTTACGAAGACTGGCTTTATAGGCGAGGTCCTCAATAGAGGAAGGTCGACTAACAAGCAGCGATGACGAGTCCTGATGGGAAACGAGAAGTCTCCCGAAGAACCAATCACGCGGTTCAGTCTTCCGTGTCACTCGTCGTACTGCAAAGGTAAACGCCTGACCCGTGTGAAAATAGCCGGAAAAATCCAGCATATTCTCAGGGCCAAACGCGTGAGCCTTGCTATACGACCGCAGTAACGCTAGAGTTCTCTCCACAATTGAAGAGTCCCCTAGAACAACGTGGGCCCAATACCTCAGGCGGTTGTGAACCGCAATGAGGTCTCCTATATCTCGGAGATCCTTGATATAGGTGGGTCGCACGTAGGCGCCATTGTACCAATCCATACCGCACGACTCCCGAAAGGGGCCGTAGCGGTGGGATTTTCGGCGATTTACTAGAAATCCGCACTCTTCTAGAATGCAGACTGTTCTGTAATAAGCAGTGGATCTGACTATCATGTCATCCCCATATACGCAGCTGTCGGCGGGATCGAACCCGCTTAAGCGCGTAGCTACTCGCGCAATAGCGCCAAAGATTACAGACTCTAGTACGAACGTAGTCCCATTTCCCATACTGGAGAACTTTGCATATTGCAAACGACTCCCGTCAGGTAGCAGCCCGAAAGGACTGCGGAGGGCATACAGAAGTTCGAACCAATCCCGGGGTAACAACTCATAAGCTAGTCTCAAAGAGACTAGATCCGATGCAGACGACATATCAAGCGTACAATAAGTTCTATCTCTAGAACCCAAATACGCATAATATGCATTTTTCGTCTGGTCGTTTAGGTCGTACCCCCATTTATGACGCAAGGCTTTACGCCAAACGCCATCAATGCCTAACTGCAAGTAGCAGTTAAGGAGAGGTTCAATCGCGATAGGACGATCAGTTTGATCGTCCTTCGGTACGGTAGTCACACGGTTGTAATTCCTCAGCTCTGAAACCCAACGCACTAATTCCTCGAGAGGAAGCGGTAGCGTGAAGGCTTTGAAGCCGAGTTCAGATGACTCGGAGGACCGTAAACGGTCCTCAAGAGCCCCCCTCCATCGGTCGTCGTACCGAAGTAGGGCAGCCATGTGAACAGAAGCCCGGGGTGTCATGGTGTACGGTAAATCGGAAAACTTCGAAAACTTCGAAGTACCGCGAGCCGTACGGTTAGACACACCCGGACCATGCCTAGCATAACGATAAACATCACCAAGTTCAAGTGGTGGGAGGAGGTTGCAAATCTCCTCGCGGAGCAATTCCCGCATGCGAGCATTCTCTTTGCGCTTCAGACGTTTATTCGTCCGGTTGCAAAGAAACTCGCAAGTGAGGAACTTGCCGACGGCGGCGCACCTAGTTAAGGCGCGATCACCGACCCACTGATACTTACGGATCAGTTCCTGGAGTTGATAGACGCATCCAAACTGGACTGCGCCGTCAACTGCTATACTCTGTACATTGGCCGACCACTTTTCCAAGTGGTCCTTGTTCCGCAACTGCGGGACATCAGCCAGTGCAGGGAAGACCTCGATAAGGTCTTTATGTAGTTGTCGATGAACTAATACCGGCAAGTTGGCCGGCATAGTCCACGTCCACGGGTTATCCCGCGGATTACGTTTCTTGTTCTGTTTCATAATATGTAATTTTGAAACGAATCGTAAACGGAAGCAACTATATGGCTTAAGAGGAGGGCAGGAAGCCCCCCGCTCAGTCGCGATACCTGGGATTGCGTTTACGCTGCCGTTTAAGACAGCGCATACAACGCAGTAGCTGCTCAAATAAATTGAGCAACAATCCAAGCTTAGCGATTGCTTCAGCTATAACCCGTAACATCAGGATTCAACCAATGCCCTAGGCGATTGAGCCTAGGTTAATGATTAGATCCTGCGTTAGCGGGTCAATAACGGCCCCCATGTTCAACAGCGCTATAACGCGCTGTTGTTGCACGAGGATGGCAGCATCCGACATCCCAACAGGGTGCCGCATGCGAACCTCGATCGAGGACAGATGCTCTACAGAAGTAGTAGCATCGATCCCAGGAACCGAGACGTTTTGAGCGAACTTGAAGTACGTCTCCGCGATTCCCTGAGAGTTTCCAGAGCGCTTTGGATAAGTGCGCTGGAACGTCAGGTCGTCGCGGGTAGCGAGAGTCGAACTGGGTCCAATATAAATGGACTTATCGCTCTCGTTACGTACTTGCAGGAACGCATGGTTGACGAGTGTATCATTACGAGCCTCGTCAACAGGTAGTGTTATCGTTACAGACATGGTTATATTTACCTCTTTGGTGAGTATTTTAACCCCTCCGGGGTGCCAAGTTCTCGCGCGCTGCTAGAGGGTTCTAGCTGCTATTAACGCAAGAAGATCAGCGATTTTACTCGTATCTAGCTTAACATCCTCATTGAAGAGGATGCCGCCAGGCGAGAACGATGGAAAGTCACTTAGACGAGTCCACCGTTGTTTTTCTTGAGTTACCAGACTACGTTTGCCGGTACCATAGACCACTCGATAGGCATTGCTATTGTTATAGCTGTCCACGAGATTGAGGTCCATAGTGTCGACTATAGTCCGACTTCTCTTGAGCCAACGTCCCTTCTCTATCACCCCAATCTTGGAGTCAATAGAGGAGATCAGACGGCCGATGCCGGAGAACCAGTCAATCACAAAACTATAGGGAACGAGTTCCCAAACAGTTGATGCAATATCATCGATCCCCCAGTGATTCACGTACCCGAAGAACGGGTTCGGAATCTCGCAAACGATCCCGCACACATAGTCATCCCTGACTTTGCGCGCGAGATCAATCTGCACATCCATTGACCCGAAGGCAGTCGTATTAACCTGGCTCTCGTTGTACGAAGAGCTAGCGTACGACTTGCCAATCGCTGTAAACCGAAGGTTCGGTTTACTTGTCGCCGCCTCAATTAGATTTCGAACATCGAAAACTATAGGGCGGACGCCATAGCGATAGGTCAACCATGCTTGAGAAACAGCCTTAACGGCCTGTTTCCCGACTTTGAGTCTCCAACGCTTCTTGCGGGCAGCCGACCACCGAGGATTGAAACCTCGGCGACGGACAGCGTCTGAGAAAGACGACTGCAACCGATCGACTGCGGCAACAGAATCGTGTAGGATACCCATTGTCTTGCGGAACTCCGCCAGCGTGACTAGAAGCGTGGCTTTCGCCTCGTCCGTATTTGCGCTAGCATTGATAACCGCTTCACTACCGTATAAATCGTAAGATGGCTCCTGAGTAAGATACCCAGGACCTCCTTGATTCATACGCATGGTCGTGATAGTGCCGGTGTCTTGAAATCCCCCATGTGTTTCGGCGTCCTCAGAATCATAGAAGTGATTCATAAAGGGGACGACCTCTTCATATGGGGTTACGCGACGGTTGAGGTAATCGTTTAAGATTACCTCACCTCGCGCAGACCTCTTCTTGAACATTGGAGTGACGTTGTCATACGTTTCCTCCGTTGCATAGAGAAGATTAAAAGTCGACGTAGAGACTTTCCGGGGATTGGAGGCATTATCATTGATAATGCCCCAATTGTATATAGTCTCGGAAGATATTGACAAGTTGCCAATATTCCGAGTTCGTAGGCGAGTGGTATACATTCTGTGTTTTCGTCCATAGTTATGGGCGAGCAGAATACATGCCAGGTTCCCTTATGACGTCACGCAGCAAGTGCTGCCCGAGCCTTAAAGTACGCCTCTTGGCGTGCCCCCCAGCAATGGGGGGGC